ACTTTTTTTAATGGCATTTTGTTTAACTTATATCTTTCCCAAATAGTACCCTCAATATAGTATTTTCTAATTGTTTAATAATATCCCCGCCGTAGGCATTTCGGGTTATGTCGATAAATTCTTGAACAGTAAACATATCGTGTTCGAGGTCATAGCCGCCATTTTTGACAAATGAATTTCTGCCCATTTCGCACGAGCCAGTCAGTCGATTATGCCAAAGATAAAAGTCTTTTGCAGGATATTTTTTGTTGAGGTCTGAAAATTCTTTGAGAAATAACTCAATAGCCTCGTCAGTGTCTATATCCTCAAAAATTTTATCTTCCAAATCTTTAAGCGCTTTTTCCAAAGTCTCGCCGTGCGCGAATTTGTTGTGCCCCTTGACTATATAACAGGGCGATAAACTTAAATCACTATTTAATATAAATCCTTTAGCAACATTGCCTTTAATATGTTTAATTACGGTAGGTATACTATCAATTTGATAAACAATATCACCATTTATTGACTTTATGCCGTCGCCGTAGCCGTAGCCGGAGCCGTAGCCGGAGCCGTCGCCGTAGCCGTAGCCGGAGCCGTAGCCGTAGCCGGAGCCGTAGCCGTAGCCGGAGCCGTAGCCGGAGCCGGAGCCGTAGCCGTAGCCGTTGTTGACAGACAAAAATTCTTTTATTTTTACCTCTTCCATTCGCCAACACCTTCAATAGATTTAATTGCGGCTTTACTGCAAGGTATAATTTCTATAACACCCAATATTGCAATTTCGGGAACAACAACAGTAAATTTGCAAGATGAAGCGGCGTGCGTACCGTCGACTGCTAATTGTGATAAACTCGCAGCGCCGTCCCAATACCATAAACGGCGACAATTAGTTAATGTAACCTCTGAACCGTTTTTCTCTTTTAGTGTTCCGAAAAACACTCCAGCTCTGTCTGCTCTTATAATTACTTTTTTACCAATCATTTCAAAGTCTCCTTTTATTTGTTTTTAATTTTTAATTTTTTAGCAAATGCCTTGTGTAAAGTTAAACAAGCATAGAACAATGACAAATCGTCCTCATATGGTGTCAGCTTATATTTGCCGTCTTTTTTAAGGTGAAGAATACCTAAAAAGCCCACAGTAGTATCTAGCAACCTTTGGGAAAATATAAACCTCGGACATAATAAATTTGAATATGCAGGTAATTGTATCTGTGCAAGCTGCTTTTTCACTGTACTGCTTGTTTTCAAATCTATTATCGCATACTCGCCGATACAATTTGAAATATCCGTTTTGCAATGTTTTTTGACGGCTTTTGCAAAGTCCTCATCAATCACATATACTCTGTCGAGAGTTCCCGCATAGCCTGTTTCTTCATCGGCGAGCGGTTTTTCAATATAGGTATATTCCTTGATATTAAAGTCTTTACGGAATTTGACATAGGCATTAAGATATTCCACATATTCGGGCGAAATTTCACATTTGCCTGTTTTGTCTAATTCTTCTGTTGCCTTATGCACCGACGTACCACGCTCGCAAGCCTTGTCAAGCACATATTTGGATATATCGTTGCCGTATACTTCACGGCTTGCAAACCTTGATATTTCGGAAACAGAGGGCAATTCAATACCGTCAAGTTCGTACCTATGACCCTCATCGAAGAATTTTAAATTTTTCAAGGTCAGTTTTCCCCCATTCGTCTGCAAGGTCTTCTTTGTGCATATCAATATATTTTGCTTTCTGCTCTGCAATCATTTTTGGGTTTGCAATTTCGATAAACTTTAAGACCAATTTTAACAGAGAATTGATTTTGTCAACATTGCCGAATACTGCCAAGGCAAACTCATTTATATTGCCTTTTGTAGTTATCTTTTGCGCAAAATCGAACAAATCATCAGTGCTGTCAAAATTATACGCTATGCACTTGTCGCACAAGCCGTTAGTCAGTTCGTCCTCGGTGAAGTATTCCTCACACTCATTGCAAGGGAACGCTTCCTCAAACTCATCAATTCCACAATAAGGGCAAATGCCTATTGAATATGCTGCTTGACCTTCCCCATACGGTACAAATTGTTCGCTTGTTTCGGGATTTTCAAATGTTCGACCACAATTTTTGCATTTAAACATTGCTTGCCCCGTTTCTGCACTTTTCGTGTTCTTTCTCATAGGCTTTTGTCAACATTTCCAGTTTAGAATTATAATGCACTGGTAAAATAGCCCTTATGGTATCCGAAGACACATAAAAATCAATGTTTTCGTTGATATAATTAAATCTCACGTTTGCAAATAGAGCTTCTGTTAACAACTCACATTTAACAGCATTTTCTATAAGTGTCTCATATCTTACACGTGGTAGTGTAACTGTATCAAAACGTTGTTCCATTTATTTCTCCCTCTTTCCTTTTGGTACGTCCGGCACCTTATAAGTCAGCTTGTAAATTTCCTGTTGCAATTTAATGTTTTCGCTTTGAAGTTTTTGACAGCGTGATTTAATTGAACAATATGCGTAATGCCATTTATGCACTAACACATAAGCTATACATACAGCTATTACTGCTAATATTGTTACTATTATAGCCCAAATCATTTAATTCCCCACCTTTCTAAGAATTATTTGTTTCCCCACGGTCTCTGCCGTAATCAGCACTGTATCACCGCCGTCAATGCCAAGGGCTTCCCTTATTTCTTTTGGCAAATTGACTGTGACATTAGTACCACTTTTCTGTACTTTTGCCGTTGCTTGCAATTTCAATTTTTGACCCCCTTTCTTTATTGCAAACTAATTATATCACACTGAAAATAGTTTGTCAAGAATATTTTTAAATATTTTCAAATATTTTTTAGGATTAGAGAGAAAAAGAAAAAGCACCCCAAAATGGAGTGCCTTTCCCATTCAAAAGGAAATGAATTTGTAAGTATAGTATAAGCTATAAAGGGCTAAAAGTCAATAGCCTTTTACAGTTTCCATACACCTTTTGAGGGTTTCCCGTTCCTCAGGGGTTTTAGCTGCCGCCAAAATTTCGTCAAAAGCACGGTTCATAGTGTCACGGCTTTCATCACGGCTATACCTATTGGCATAACCACGGCGTTCGCTATAATCGTTGTCGGACGAATAATTTTCGCCGTCACGGCTATAATGACCTCTGACATAATGCTTACGAGCGTATGACGAGCCGTCATCATAATTGCCATAACTGCCCTTTGCCATCCACATACCGTCACGGCTATACTCACGATTGTACTGTTCGTCTTCGAGCATTTCAATCTTGTCAATATTTTTAATCGTGTCGGTCATTTTGTGGATAACATCAAGGGAGTTCATAGAGATATTGCCTTTTTTCTCGTATTCTTCGAGTTCTTTCAAAAGCATTTCTTTAATCTTATGCATATATTCTGCTCCTTTCCTACGCTATGCGTTCAAATAAGATGTTTGCGTTCGTGAGGTCGATTGCGGTTGTTGCACTGACATTCTTAATAGAAACATTCACGCAACAGCCACAAGGTATTTCAACAAAGGTTGTTGCCGAAACATTAAAAAAGTTGCCGATTGCCGCAGGGGTTACGGTTGCCGTTGAATTACCGAGAGCCTCACCATTTACCGATAAAGCTATTGAAATAGGCTCAACAGTGCCGCCGGCGGCTATTGCAATATTACCCGTAAAGTTTACCTTATAAATGGCTCTGCAACCATTATAAGCACCTTTAAGTGTGAATATACCGCTATCGTCACGGTGGCATATATAACCTTTTTTGCAACATCTATTTCCGTTTGCGAATAATGCATTGCCGTTTACTGCCAAAGTTTGAGAAGCAACGGCACTATATTCTGCTGCCATAAAATCAGTCCTTTCATAAATAAAGCGGTAAAGTATATTGCACCTCTACCGCTCTTTAACATTATCAGCTATTTAAAGCTGAACATCTCGCAAGGTGCGAAAAGTAGTTTATCCGTATTTAATTAAAAACCGCCACAACCGCTGTTGCAACCGTATGAAGCCGCCCACGGATTACACGAGGGGTAAGCAGGTATCGGCATAGGACGGAGAGAATTGATGATATACTGGTTCTGAGCAGACTGTGAAGCTGCCAAGCGTAAAGCCTGATTTTCGTCACGCAATGTCTGCGTTTTTTCAGTATTCATATAATCAATTATACGGTCGCCAAGTTTGTCAATAGCCTGTAAAGTATTGCAGTTATAAGCCTGTGCGTCAAACCTATTCTGCAAATTCATTTTTTCAACATCACAGCAACAGCTTGAAATCTGCTGTTGAATAGCGTTGGTGTTCATTACAGACTGCGTATTAACATCCTTTATAGCGGCTCTTGTATCACAGCAACACTCTGCCAACTGATGAGAGATGTCATTTGCGTGCTGTGCCGCCTGATAGCCGAGGGTACAAATAGCATTATCAATGCCCCTAAAGTTTTGATTTATTGTGTTGTTAAGGGCATAGGTGCTGTCTGACAGCCCATAGGTCTGTTGGTCGAGTTTGCTAATGAGGGTCTGCTGGTCTACTGCGGCTCTTACATCAGCCTGTGTAGCACAGTCGGACGCGCCATAGCCACCGTTGCCACCAAAACCGTTTCTGCCCCAGCCGAATAAAAGCAAGACTATAATCCCATTTTGTTATCGTAAAGGCTTTTTATCCTCTACTTCTTATGCTTTCTATTTGCATAAGTTCAGCATAGCTTTTCAACCATTTTCCAATAGGTATATTTGTCAAATGGTTGTTGCGGTCTCGTGGGAGAATTATATCTTTTCATCTCCTATGCGTTGCCCCTGACTATACTTTGTATAGCCTTCGGTTCGGATTAGCATTTCAGCTTTCCCGTTTAATACCGCAATTTTCGATACAAGTCACCTTGTAAAGTGGCAGATTTCTACCAAGCGTCATTGCCCCACATTCCGTTATTGCCGTTAGAATTGCCAGTAGCGGCGGCTATATCGCTTAAACTATATCCGCTTTCTGTCATAAAAAATCACTCCTATTTTATTTAAAATATATGCTAAATCAAGCCGCGCGCACTTGATAAAAGCCGTTATTTGCCCATAAACCGCACTATCTGTTGTGCCTGTTGTGAAAGCTGATTAAAGGTCTGCTGTGACATCTGCCCTGAATTGAGCAGATTTTGAACAATATCTCGGGGATTGCCCTGTAAAGTTTTACGCAATTCCATAGCCTGATTTATTATATTAGCATATGGGTTAGGTATCATATTGTTGCCATAGCTATTAAATATAGAATTAGGCATAATTATTCCTCCGATTTTTTACTGTTTTTTGTCGGTGCGGGAACAGGTTTAGCCGATAAATCATTGATTTTATCTTTTAATGTGCTAAATTCGCTCAAAATGTTATCAAATTTGCCGTTTAGAGCGTTTATTCCGTCAAGGGTGGGTTGATTGTTGCCTTTGCTGTTAAAACCCTCTGTAGGCTGTTTCTCGGCATTTTCGTTACATTCGATATATTCAAGTTTTCTCATAGAGGGAACGCCCTGACCGTTGACAGACTTAATGTATATCTTAGGTAAGTTTTTATCCCATAGTGTGACCGTGTTATTCGGTGCGACTGGGTATGACGTAGCCTCGTTCTCATTCAGCACCCATATAAAATCATTTGTAATGCTTTTTTCGGGTGTAGGTGCGGTCGGCATAGGCTGTGCCATAGGTGGCTGATAATACATATTCTGATTATCAACAGGTGCTTGAATGGGCGGCTGCATAGGATTAAAATAACCCATTCTGTAAAAAGGTGCGTAATTTCCGTAAGCCATAATTTAACCCTCGTCTTTCTTAAAGTAATATTCAGGAATTTCATTCCCGCTATTCCAAATATCAAAATATTTGCCGTCTTTAACGCATAGGGCGTGTGTGCCGGTACCGAGAATGAATGTCCCCTCGGGATTGTCTTTGCAAAAGTCCTCAACGGTGTAACAGTCACAATCATTAGGAATAGCATATCTCTTATAGCCCTTGTCTTTCAAATATGAAGCCCATACACCGTTACCGCTCGGCATATCGCAAAGCATAGCGCCTTGTAGGCATAGTCCCCAATAAGTTGTATGCCAATCTTGATTGAGCGCCGTACTTATTGCTCTTATCACACAATCTCCAGTGCGGCGATTAAGAGGATTTACATTAACCTCGTTAAAATATTCCATAATAGCACCACCTTAAACGCTATCTTTCATTTCCATTTCAAGTTTTAATAATGCACATTCGTAAAGTTCTAACAATTTTCCCTGTTCTTTGGCTTGCTCTATGCGGTCAATTACTTCTTTTCTTGTCATACCATATTTAGCCTGTAATGCCGCTTTTAAAATATCATTCATTGATAATCACTCCTTTGTTTATATTATAACTCTAAATAAAACAAAAAAATCGCACGATAAACGCACGATTTACGCATAAAAACTCCCCCACGGCAAAAGTATTTAAAAATACCGCAGGGGAGAAAGAAAGGAGGTTTCCACCATTTGTGGAATGACCGACATATTCAAATTTCTTTTAAGATTTTCTTACAAATAGAATTTATCCGTTTTGATACCGTTCTATCACAAATATTTAACTTAATGGCAATTTGCGTTATTGAATAACCTTTTCGGCGCAAATTGAGTATTTCGATTTCTTCTTTGCTAAACGGACAACGTTCAAGAAATCTTTGGTATTCATCGTATGAAAAGTCAAACTTATTCAACGCCGCACCGTCCTTTTCAGGCGGGTAATTGTAATTTTGCGCTTTATTCTTTTGCGATTTTTAGGCTTTATTCTTATGCTTTTAACTTTTTGGCGTACCATGGTCTATATCTCCGTCATTACCAACAAAATTAGCATAACCATTTCCGCTCACAGTTTGCTCAACATCGTTTACGGAAATATCGCTTGTTAAAACTACATATACAATGCCGCTTAATACTGCAAGCAAAGCTAAAAATGTTACAAGCCAAGCAACAAACCACCGTTTGGATTGTTTGCGTGTATCTTGCACAAGCCGCATTGCAAGGCTTTCTTCAACCTTTTGCTTGCCTTTTTCTGCGACCTCTTGACAATTACAAGGCATTTATATCACTCTCCCGATAAAATTGACTATCTCGGCAGCTAATATAGTTGTAGCAAGCCCAGTGATAAGCTTAACTATATTGAATAAGGTTTTAATGCGTTCATTTATCTTTGCATTATCCAATTCATCAAGACGGACACGCTCTGCCAAATCATTATAATCTTTAGCGATACTGGCTCTGCGTGATTCGCACTCTTTTTGTGTAACAAAATCTGCCATTATTCATCACCCTTAACTTCGGGCAATCCAGCAAAGCTATTAAGGATTGAAAGAAGTCCCGCAAGGATTGAAGCTGATACAACCACTTTCCAATCAACCGAGGAAATAACCGCCGATGTGCCTATAGTGGCAACAGCCGTCTGGCATACGGTTTTCAAGGCTCTCACACCCGCCGCTTTGAACCACTGCTTTGTAAATATCTTTTTCATAATATTACCTCACTTCAATTTGTATGCCGTCAATCTCTTGCCCGAGTATTCCAGCATATCCATTATTGCTGTCTTTGGTGTTATAGCCTGTTACCCAAGGCAACCAAGCATTTCTGCGGCGCAAATGCGCTCTGTATCTGATTGTTTTGCCTGTATCGGTTTTCATCATAAGACCGTCAATTGGCTTATTGTAAAGACCTGCATAATCGGAACGATTAACCACTTCAGGCAACCATTTACCGCCTTTATAATGCACGGCATAGGTTATATTGCCCTTTGAAAGATTGGCGAATACACAACATACATCGTGACCGAACAACCCGGCATAATCTTCCGTATTCTTGACATTCGGCAACCAAACGTTTTTAACATCATCCCATATTTGATAGATTACATCTATCTTTGTGGGTTGAGGTGCAGGAGTAGGCTTAACAGGTTGCACAGGTTCACCCATTTTCGACTTAATGAGATTAAGGAAATTATCCCAACCGTATTCATCGAGTATTCTATGTGGGCAATGCTTGTGATTGCCGTAGTCCTGATGTTTGGTGACCCTATCAATACCCCAACCGTAGTCCTTTAAAAGCTTTGCGGTAAGTTCTGCGGCATTATCAAGCGCCTTTAACCAACGCTCACCGCCCGATTTTGAATAGCATATCTCAATGGCTATTCCCTCACGGTTTCCCTTGCCGTTGCCATCACTTGCGTGCCAAGCATTGCGATTAAGGTCTATACCTTGAACAGCCTCTTTATCATCAACCGCAAAATGGAAAGAAGTCTCCATATTATTACGGTGCATATAGGCTATTTCATTTTCGGCGCTTGCGTCATTCGCCGTGTTGTGCATGACTATCAGTGTCGGTGTCATAGCATAAGGGCATTTAATACTAATTTTATCCACAGGGCAATCAATTTTTCTAATTGTTACCATTTTTTCAACTCCTTTTATAATTCTATTTTAATTATATCATTTATTTTTAATAAATCAAGTTATTTTTTTAATTGCCGTCATATGTTCCTAAAATACCAAGAATTTTGACACCTTTTTTAATATTTTCAGGCTTTATATTACTATCTATTGTACTATCTACACTTGGTTGATACACTTTTGTTATACCATTTTTATCAGTAGAGGGCAATATCTCTTTATAGAACCCTCCCGTTACTTGTTCAAATAATACTCCTGCATTATCTGTTAAGAGCGTTGTGACGGGATATAGATTTGTTATACCCGTAACCTCGCCTGTTGCTGTCGGGGTATATATTTGCCCTTGATAAGGTTCATAAGCAGTTGCTGTTGAGCCAAGCTCTAACTTTACATTTTCAAATGTCATAGTTACACCAATAGGTGCATTGTATGAAGCATAAAAATTCAATGAATATGTTTTACTTTCTGTTACCGTAAAGCTATTGTCGATAATACCTTTATAAGCGTTATTTATAATAAATTTATTATTTTCATTATCATATACAGCCCAACCACCTTTATAACTTGTATCTGAACAGGCTACAGTACCACTACAATAATAAGTACCTGCTGGTAAATAAATATAGCTTCCCACGTTCATTGTTTTTGATGTTGCAGCAGTTTTAAAAGTAAACCCATTAGTTGTTTGAGTTAATTCTACTACACTTGTGCCAGCTGTTAAAGTAGATTTATTAAATAAATTCTTACCGCACCTTGTTACAGTAACAGTTGAGAAATCTGAAATGTAAGGAGTGTATGCAGTAGCGGTTGAGCCGAGTTCCAACTGGGGCTTTAAAGTGCCGCTTACAGTTCGGTTTGCCGGAATAACAAGATAACAATTTGTATTGTTTATGTTTTTTGTCGGAGTAAATGTTGTGGAAGTGTCTGTTAATAACGGTATATAAGCAGACTGCCCTTGCGCTGAGTCGTAAATAAAGATTGTAGCGCTGCCTCCGAAAGAATAATTTCCGCTTGCAGATAAAGTATAAGTTACCCCTTGTTTTAAGTTCATAGCTTTGTAAACAAAATAAAATGTTGCTTGACCGGTCGAAGTTCCGCTAAAACTTATACTACCATCTGCATTAACCGTAAAAGTAATTCCATTGAGTGTTTTTGTTGTATCAAAGTAGGGGTACGGTATTAAATTTTTACTACCCAATTTAGCATTTAATGTTTTAGGTGTATTATCAGGATATTTCAACCGCACACCAATTTTATGCTCACTAAGAACATTAGTAAAATTTTCTAATATTCTTTCTTCGCCTTTGAGATTTTCTATTTGTGCGGCTTTATCAACAAGGTCTTTATATTTTTCAGTAGCCGTTGCTGTGATACCTTTTGCGGTAATTATTTCAGCTAATCTTTTCTGTTGATTTTTGGCGTCTTGTAAATAACCTGCTGTTGACATTATGCAATTACCTCCTCATCTGTCGGTTCTTCATCACTTTGTGTTGATACATCATTGAACATTGTGGCAAGAATAGAGTTTATATTACCTATTGCATCATCTACATATTTTTTATTAACAACGGCTGTATTATTTGTTCCAACATTGTCAACTGACATATTCTTAGCTGACAAACTTCCATCAATATTAACATACTTATTAGAAGATTGCGTTGAGCCTTTAATAAGGTTGCCAATATTTAACTGATAATCTCCAGTTTCTTCTCCGTCTACACCGTTGCCAATTAAGATACAATTTTTATTAGCTTTTAAATTATTACCGGTATAATAACCTATTATAGTATTCTTAGTTGCATCATCTTGAAGATTTTTACCAGAATTAGCACCCATAACAACTTGGGAATTACCTCTTCTACCCGAGTCAGTACCAATTATAACATTGTTAGAACCGGTAATTCTATAACCAGCATTTCTACCAATAGCAATATTATCAAGAGAATTTGAGCCATAGGTTAAACTATTAAAACCAATAGCAATATTGTAATTACCTTTATTTTCAGTATTATTACCTGCTATAGCGTTGTGACCAATGGCAATATTTTCGTTACCACCGTCAATATGGTATAATGAAGAACCACCTATACTAATATTACTATTACCAGACTTACTGTTTAATTGACTATCTGCACCGATAGCAATATTATAATTACCAGTTCTATTTTCTCTTAAACTATGCGTTCCTATTGCTATATTACGTTGACCTGTCTCAATATGTCTACCAGCTAATGCACCAATACCAATGTTTCTTGAACCCGCATTAACAAACTGTAAGGCTTCAAAACCTATACCAGTATTCCAAAAACCAGAAGTATTATTAGCTAAGGCATTATATCCAAAGCCAACGTTTCCATTACCTGTAGTATTGTAAGAACCACTGCCAACACCTATAAAAGCATTAGATTTATTAACTGTATCAGCTCTTACTTCAAATGATGTTGAACCATTGCTATCAGTGATTTTATATTTACCTACATAAGTACCAGTTATTTTGTGTAATTTAATATTAGAAATAGTCCCAGTAAATGTAGAACTTGGTATAAATTCAAGATAGATTGTACCGTCTGTGCTACCTTTTGATTTAACACCAATATTTAATGGTTCTTCCTGACCGTATAAATTGAATAAATCAGAATTGCCTATACGAACCATTATATTATCAACGGTTGGAGCTATACTACAATTAAAGGTTATATCATACAAAGTTCCTTCAGCTGTATAGTCGCTCCCTGTTATGGGGTATTTCAAAATACTTGTATTACCTGAAGTATGTGTAAATCCTGTTGTAGCATTGCCAGTCCAACCATCTGTTACCCAAGTACCTGTTTGTGCTGTGATTATTTCTGTACTATCTATTTGAGCGTGTTCTTCAGCTTCAGTAGTTGTTATATTTCCAACAGTGTCATTTACATATTTCTTTGTAGCATAATCACTTAAATCAACCATACCTGCTAATACATCATACTTATACTCAGTACTTGTTGTATTAACTATAACTACATTCGTTCCTGCCGGATAGGTCTTGCCAACGCCCTCGACAAAGTTTGAATTTGTGGTAAACTCACTTTCGATATTGTAGACAAAGCCCTCGGTTTCTTTACTCGGTGTAGGCAAGTCAGCTATTGTTGGTATAGAACCTTTAGCCTTGTAAACTGATGATACTTGTGTAGCTATTGCATTTTCAACAAAGCCCTTATTTACAGCATAATCTTTTTGTGATGAAGATGTCGGGTTTTTGATATTGGTAAAAAATATGCCGTCATTTTGAATTATTATTTTCCCAACAGTATTACCGTTAACATCTTTAAGGTCAAGTTCTCTATCGCTTGCACCGTCAACAATGTCAGCAAAATAATCTTGCTTCTCAAGTAAGGAATTTTCAACATCTTTACTGTTCGCTTTTTCTGACAACGCTTTTGTAACGATTTTATTCTGTACTGCGTTTTCAGAAGTTGTGGACAATCCATCGTCAATAGTTATTTCGGGTACATTGGCAGATATAACATTATTGCCGTCAATGGTAATGTTATCGCCCGCTGTAAGTTTGTCTTGCTTTGATTGTTTCAACTGTTCAATTTCGCTTGGCGTATAAGGTTTTGGCTCTGTTCCGATTGTATCAGTGCCATACTTAACCTTTATATCCTCGCTCCAAAGTGTTGGCAGGACGGTATCAGTTTTAGTGCCGAATATACCAATTCGGAATGAGCCACTTTCAGCCATAACCTCATACGGTATAGTAACAGTATTAGATAGTTTATCTAATATAATATTTATGGGCTGACCGTGACAGCGTTTGAAAACGGCAGTAACGGCATAGTCTGTCCAAAAATCGTCAAGACCAATTTGACAAGTTTTGCCTACCGTCCCTCTTACAAATTCCTCGGCAGTAACAATGTCTATATTTTTTTCGTGTACTTGTAATGTCAACATTTATATCACCTACTTTAAGCCGTTCTGCGCCATATATAAGCACCATAATATGGCGGCATATTATTGTGGGCTTGACCGTTGCCCGTACTACTGGTGTTTAAAGCCGGGGACACCATTGCAGCAGACGCCATTTCTTTACGCGCCGGGTCTGCACCGACATTCCCTATTTTCGTGTTCCAAACCATGACCGCGCGGTTTTCCGTGTGCGCGTGTGCAGGTATTTCGTCAACCGTCAGCATGTGAGCCTTCTCTCCGCCTGTGCAGCCTGCTGCTTCGCCGTCTTCAATGCCCCATATAAACGCACCCTTTATGCGCTCCCATGTGCCGCCGAATAAGTCCGCTGGTGACGTTGTTGCTGTGCTTAAATATATGCTACCGATAGGATGAGCCATTAGCAACAATTGCGTTATGGATATAGAGCCTAACTGTATGCCACTTTCTAAAGTTTGAATTGCTTCGGCATTTGCGGCAATGGCTAATTCGTTTGCATTGCCCTGACCGCTACAATCCTCTATCCCTTTTTCCATACGGTTAAGCTGTGTGGCAGTTATCGGTGTTGCCGTACTTGGCGCGTCCTGCCAGTTTGTTTTAGTATAACTTGTTGCCATTATATACACTCCTTAATTAGATGTTATTTCACTGCTAACCGTTGCTCTTAGGGCATTTATGCCCGAAACGGAGCAGTTTAAAATCGGAATAATTATTGTTCTGCCGTCCGTGGTTGTTACCTGAATATTATCGCCCGGTTCAAGAAATGGTGCATAAGTATAATCTAAATTAGCCACAACATATTTAGAATTTAATAAATATGCGCAAAGATTATTCCTAACATATTTTCTATATTCTATCCACGTTGAAGACCAGTAAATATCCGAAAACGCATTATCGCACATTGTTGAGTCAAAATTATATGCGGGAACTGCGTCATATGCGCCCATTGGGTTTGCCCACAATGTATCAACTTTTGCAAAATTGCCTGACGGTGTAGTATACCATATATTAACTTTATAACAGGCATAAGCGGTATTCTCTAAATCATCATAGTTTATATTTATAAAATATGGTAATTCATAAATAGGGTTTACTGGCGTTACTTTAAGCAATGGATATAAAGTATTTGACGGATATAATGTTGAAGACGGGTAAACCATATCTATAACATTGTCTATTCTTACAAATTCTATTTCATCAGTCAAATACGGTTGTGGCGTGTTTATAAAGGTCTGTTCGTCCGTAAATTTGTGTTTGGCAATTTTTATATGTGCGCCTATAATGTTCCCTACATATTTTAAAAAATCAGAAATTAAAATTTCGGTTACGGCGTTGGGGTCGGAAGTGTTGGGTTGACCGTTTGTAGTATTACCACTCTTTTTAAATTTGGCAAGTCCTAAAACGGGGAATTTAGCTTTTGCTTTTTCAATATCACAAAAGAATACGCCCGATGTTACCACCATTTGTAAAAAATCGGACAAAACTATTTCTTCGCCTGTAGTATATTGATTATAAATATAGGCATAATTGGCATTAAGCCTTTGCGATAATATGCTTGATATTGTGGCTGATATTGTACGCCTATTGTCGGTAAATTTTTCTTTTTCAACAAAGCCTTGCATATATACAACATATTCAGTGCCAATTTTCTGATAAACAACGCAATATTTACCTAAATAGCGTTCGCCCTCATAAGCCCATTGTATTGTCATTTGAGGTAACACAAAAGTGCCAAACTCAAAAGTGTTACTGTCTACAATTCCCTCGTTAAATTGCATACTTTCACTTATTATCTGTTCGCCTGTTATTCGCTTCACAATCTTATGATAAGTATCGCCCTCAATATCGGGGTTGTCTACTAAATCATAAATCGCAACCGTTAAAGGCTTTTCCACGCTATCCTGAAAGCATAATGCCTTATTTTCGGCAGATAAATCTACCATAAAAACGCCCCCTTAATATTCGATAAATGCAAGCCGTACCTTATCCATAAGCACCTCACCATTGCGAATAAGCAAGGGTGTAAATGTTATATCGGGCATATAAAACCCCCCTTGTTCATATGTGTGTGTATCAAAGCAATAATGAATAATTTTCAGCTTTCGTTCCTTTGCGTTTATAATACCACTATTTAAGATATTTTGCAAGGACAATAGTTCCCTTTCAAATAAGGGTGGTGTATTCCATTCCAGTTTTGACCTTGTGTGGTCTAAAGTGTTGCGGTGTAGTTTGCCCAAATTGTCTTGATAACTGTCAAGGTCTTGCCGTTGGTTCGGAGTGGAAACATAGCTTGTTAAAGATATATACTTATTCGGTATAGGTACAGCCGTGTTATCACTCGCCCTTATTACTTTTACAAAATATGTGTCAAACATATGCTTCCACTCCTAAATTAAAATGCACTTGCGCCAGTGCGCCGTTTAAAATTATTGTTTTGGTTTCTAACAGCCGTGAATACCTCTCTGCCGTCAATCTGTACCGTGATAGGCTGACTGCCACCACTTGTTTTGCCCATAGCGTCCACAACGGCATTATATACGCCAAGGGAAACAGCTTGAACAATTTGGTCATTATTGGCTACCGCTGCTCTGCCACCGATAGAGCCTACCATTTCAGGTCCGGCTTCTCTTGCTATAAACATTTGACCCGAACTGACAAAGCCACCGTCAGCTTTTTTTGTAAAACCCGAGCCACGTTTTTTCCATAAATTCTTTACAACATCTGAAAAAGTTTTGTCCGATTTCAAACTGCCCCAATCGCCCGAAAAGAATTTTTTAAATATTTGTCCCAATTCGGAAAATGCTTTTTTCGTATCATTTACAAACGCCGTCATAGCATTATCGACTTCTGTTGTATCAAAGCCCATAAACTTTAAAGTCAATCCTGCAATCCCAGTTGAAATATTTATCCAAGTTATAGGACTTAATAATTTACCTATAAGCGTTACAAGTGATTTGCCCAATTTTTCCCATTCGGCAGGATTATTAAACAGGTCATAAATTGCATTAGTGACTTTTTTAAGATTTTCGGGGTCACTGATTTGGTCTGCAATCGAACCAAAAAAATCAAAAACTCCTGACGCAAAATTTAAAATCAACTTGCCCAAACTATTCCAATCTATATTTTCAATTAGATTAAATAATTCTGTCGCCAATGTATTTCCGAACTCTGCAAAATCAAAATTAGAAATAAACCCGAGTCCGAATTGAATAACATTACTGATTTTTTTGCCAAGATTTTTGCCTATGTGATTTTGATTGACTTTATCAACAATACCGTTAATCTTACGAGCCAATAAAGAACCCGCCATATTCCAATTGCCATATTGTATACTGGAAATGATTGCTCCTAATATTCCGCCTTTTGTTTGAACATTAGCGATTTCAAACATTTTAGAATAATCGTCACCAGCAGTAGCCGAGCCGCCCATATTGCTTGTAATATTATTGATTTCATCAAAACTCGCCAGTGCATTACGGTTAGCCTTTGCGGTTTCGTTTGCGGCTTTGGCATATTCTTTTTGATATTTGATAGCCTTTTTAAAAGTTTTCTGCCCTGTAAGTGCGGCAAATATTTCAGCTAAACGGTTAGCCATATCAGCCAATCTATCAACAGCTTGCTCAATGGCTGGTGTAAAGTAATTGATTATCGGTGCTGTTGCCGCTCCTATGGCATTTTTAAGATACAGAAAACTTGTAGATAGCCTATCCAAACTATTGGCAAATCTGCCGTCAATGGCTTTGCTATACTGATATAAATTAGCCGTTCCCTCTTGTATACTCTTTGTAATGGTTTGGAATACAGATGATAACACACGGTATATCAAGAAAAATTGAATACTATCCGAAATTCTCCGCAATAGTTTATGAACGCCTGTAAGGGATTTATGTGCCTTATTGGAACGCTTAGAAATATCACTTAATGATTTTTTACCGTTTTTGCCGATTTTATCAAAATTCGCGGAAAGTTTGGCAGTAGACTTTACCAGTGGAGCTACCGCTGTCTCGGATTTTTGTGCGCCAGTTGCGAAATCCATAAGATTAACCGTATTGCTTTTAGCTTTTGTACGCTCTAACTCACGATTCAATTGCTCAATTCGTTTTAAAAGATTTTGAACGGTTGGATTTTCGTAACCCTCACCAGCACCTGCTAATTCTCGCAGCTCTGCGTTCGCATTTTCCAATTCTGCCGATAGATAATCAATTTTAGCAGCGCCCGAAGTTAAATAATCAATATTAACGGCTGCCTTTTTAGTTTCCTCTTGCGTTTTTTCTAATTGTGCGACAACTTTTCGCATATGTTCAGAAATAGGAGCAAAATTTTGCTCGGCAGTTTCAATCCAAGAAAGGTCAGGCAATGGCACAGCAGTAAGTGCCTTAATTTTCTCTTGCGTTTTTGCAAAGGTAGCCGCCAAAGAATTAAATGTAGTTGTGCCCTCTTTGCCTTGTTTTGCAAGTTCAACCATTTTAGCCCTTGCGCTTTCGAGTTTGAGCTCGTATCTACCTAATTCAGTAGCCGACTTTTCAATAGTTCGCTCTACTATTGAATTGGCTTCAGCTTGTGAATGAGTGGACTTAGCCAATTCTTTATTTATTCTATCGACAGATTGTAATTGTTTTAGAGCATTTTTAGCCACATCAATGTTTTCAAGAGATTTGCCCTCGGATTTTAGTTTTTCACCCGCATTGACAACCTCTTGAAAAAGCCTCTCTAAAACTTCTATTTTTGAAAAGTTCCAACCTTTTTCAACAGTCTCTTGGAATTTTTCAAGCTTTTTATCGACTTCATCAATCTTTTCACTTGAATTTTTTGTATCGACTTCTATGTCAATGCCAATTCTATCAACATCATATTCATTTGCCATATAATCACCACCTTAATGGTTATTATTTAATATATATTATCTTTTACCTAAATTCTTAAAGAATATATAGGCTTTCAACCTCTCGGCTTTCAACTGTTCCTCGGTCATACATTCCTCGGATTGTGCCTTAAAATCGTTTGTAAACGGTTTTTCGGGATAGTCAGGTATTTTATTGGCTGTGTTCTTATCCGCCAATGTAGCCACCAAAATGGACGAATTAAGGGCGTTCTTGAACCATGCACCTAATTCCCACCGTTCTTGTGCCTTTATTTTTTGCTTTTGCTCGTAAGCCTCAAAGTCAATTTGAATTGTTTTAGGTGTAAGCCCCCAAAAGTCGGAACGATAACCGCCTATTACTAAATATGGGAGTAACCATTCGTGATTAACCCACTCTTTGATACTCCCATACTCCTCAATAGTTTTTTGCTTTTTTGCGGTTGAGTTTATTTCTCGCTCGTTGCAGTTTCCTTTTTTTCCACCGACTGTTGGGTTGCGCGAAAAAAATCACTTTCGACTAAAGCTTCCATAAGTGGCACACAATCGTCAAACGAGCCACCGTTTTTAAGATGTGCCATAATCTCCGCTCCTGCCTGTTCAACAGTAATGTCGCCAAACCACGCTAAAAGCGCTCTAAATGCTGACATACTGGACTTTTTGAGAGCGGGAACACTCAATCCTAATTCTTCAAGCTCACATATTGCGTTGAAGTCAATCACCTTGTCGAGATTGTAGTCCTTGCCATTTATTGTTATTTTTTTCATAATTAACTCCTCGGTTATAAAAAATGTTCAATCTTTGACTGATTATTTTATCAAGTGTCGTTGTTGAGCAATGACTGCGCGGAATAAGTCGGGTCGTCGGCAAATTCGGGTTCGCCAAGAGGTGTAACATAAACTTCCGTCTCGTTAAGAGCATTTGTTTCCAATTCGGGTATACCCATACGCGCAGGCTGAACAGGCAAATAAACGGCTTTGTCAATGCCGGGTATATCTACACAAAACCAAGTTTTTTTACTTAACTTAATAGCGACTTCGTAAGCGTCAACCATAGTTTCCCAAACGTTTAAAAGTTCTTGTGTGAGGTTCGCTCTAAACGGTAATGCGCCGCCAAGGTCTTTCAACAGCAATACTGACGTAGTAAATTCTTTGTTATCAAAAGTAGTAGCGTCTGCCGTATTCGGTGACGGGTTAAATGACGGGATAGACTTTAAATCGGGTATATGTGTATAGCCCGTTGTAGGTCTTGTACCTGCCGTTGTCTCTACCGCATAAGACACTTTAATGCCTACCGTAGATAATGCAATTCCCATAGTTATAACTCCTTTATAGATTATTTATTAACAGTAAGATTAAATCTTAATATACTGTAATAGGTTGTAGTGCCGTTTTCATAGGGCGTACTATTCGTCCATTGCGCACGGCGTGCATTTAAAATTTTCGGTATGTTTTCTTTGATAGTGTTCTTTGCAAACCAAGTGCAAAGTTTCTCACTTAACAGACTGCAAGATTTTTGCGCATTGTATTTTTTACCGCCGATATTCATTTGATTAGCCATAACAATTATTTGCAAATAGACATCTGCAACTTGTTCGCCCTCAAATGTAGTGGCTCGGTCAAGCTCCGCATTATCCATAATGGCAAGTAATATTTCGGGTGGGTTAGGTTTAGAACCATAAGAATATTGCTCTTTAATGCCGATTGACATACTCAATTCTTTATCTTCGGCTATTCTGCCATTGATATAGCTCTTTAGTTCGTCTATAAGCATTTATCACACATCCTTTTCGTCTAAATACTGCTTAATGGCTTTTGTAGCTCCACCTTTTCTAATATGCTCGGCGGTGTGCCACATTTGTGCTTGTGCTTTCCAACCCTCGGAAAAGTTGTTGCCCCAAAACCACCCTTTAACATTGTTGACGGTAGCTTTTGTGTCGGGATTATCGTAATAATATTCCCAACCGTTTGTGGTGTGGGTTTTGCCTGCGCTCTCAAATGTTATCGGCTCTGTAGGCAAATTTCCCTCATAAGAACCTTTGCCTACCAAACCTGTGCCATATTCAAGAAATGCAACTTGTTTGCCCTCGGCGGTTATCTTTGCTTTCCCATTGCCAGTGTTTTCAGCGCTAACCATTATGCTATCGCCGCTGTAAAGCGATTGAGCATAATCACTCCCATATTTGGAAATAGCTAAGGCAAGTTCGTCACTTGTTGTCTGTTTAAGCTTTTGCAATCGGTTTCTAAAATTTGTTATGCCAGTTACAGTAACCTTGCTCACGGTTCTATCATCTCCAATGTGATTGTATAGGATATTAAGTGATTAAGAACGGCAGTAACCATAGCGTTTGCACCGTCACCGTTGATATAATTCTTATCGGCAGTATTCGGCTCGTTGCCCTCGATGTAAAGCAAATCGCCCTCATTGAATACATTATCAAAATAAGGCTTTTTAGCTTTCATATTCCAAATTCGGCTCAACTTTTCACCATACTGCAACGTGGCAAGATAACCGCTTGCAGAATTGATTGACAAATAGTTAAAGGCAAGTTTATATTCTTTCGGGGCTTCGTAAACTACTATGCCCTCGCCGTTCTCACCTATTTTCTTGCAAAGCCATATTGACTGCCCAATTTTCATTGCTCAACCACCGACTTCGTAATAGCTTTTGCTTTAGGTGTAATAGTAGATAACAGTGTTCTTGAAATATGCGCGCTGTCAAAAGTAAAACTCATACCATTTTCGGAATATGCCGTAACAGAAGACAGCCCGTCACGCTCTAATGTTTCTTGCATTATATTACGCACAATGCTGACATCTCGTGCGTATTCTTCGGGTATCTCCATTATTGTACGGTCAAAAGGAAAGGACAGCGACAAATATAAATTCAATGAGCAGCGGTATAAATCGTCAACTTGTTCTTCCGTCAAATAGCTATACTTTTTATGGAAGTCCTCTTTCATTACACTTACTAAATCATTTACTTTCATAAGTCGCTATCCTTTCAAAAAATTATAAATATTATTCCTTTTTAGGCTTAATCTTAATGCCTTTGAGTACAGCCGCTTTAAGAGTGTTCTTAAGGACAGTACCGGCAACAAGCTCAACCTCGCCTTTCTTAACTGCTCCGGGAGCGGTCATATCGGGCATATAGGTATTGATTACGTTGTTGCCAACGGGGGAAATGCCGTGGAAAGCGTCAAGCCCGAGAGCAACAGCATATATAGCGGTTGTACCCTCGGCAGTAGCTGACGGAGTAGAGGTCGGTATAACATCAACAGTCTTTGTGCCATTGTAATAACCGCCAACATCCATAAGCGGAATATCGTTGTAAGCCTCAACGGTTCTACCAAACGCGTCTTCACTGCGGGTGTAATAACCAGCTCTACGAGCGGCACTTCTTAACTTAGAAAGCATTTCTCTGTTCATAAGCAACATAGAGGGCTTGCCGTCAACTGCCGAAATAACAGTATCCAGTTCATCGAGGAACGCTGAATAATTGTTATCCATATTTGCTGAGGTGGTAAGGTCTACCGCGCTTGTAAACTCATTTTCAGTACCCTCAAGCGCTTTAGCAAGTCCGCTGGTAGTGTCGTTGATAGCCTTGTTATGGAAAAAGTTAGCGGTTGCTTTAATCTTCTGCTCAGCCTGAAAAGCAAGCTCATCAACAGCACCGCTTGTGTTCTGGAGAACACGGTCAACCTCAAACGAACCACCCATAATTTCAGCCTTAGCGGTCTTTTCCACGCGCTTAGCTTCACCGGGGGTGTACTCCGAGTTGATAGCGCGAACAGCCGCGGTGGACGGGGTTTTAAGCTGAATATAACCATAAGTCAGCGTTGAACCACCTGTGCCAGGGGAAATTGCGTTGTCAAATATCAGCGCGTCAAGCAAAAGTGACGAACGCCTAAACATATCGATTATCTGCTGGTCTACTTTATCAGCCATACCAACTTTGGCTTCTGCGAGTGTAATGCTCATAATTGTTTGCTCCTTTATTTATCGTATTTTTCGTGTAGGGCTTCTACCAATGAGGCAGGCTCTACATCAAGTTTGCCATTGCCTGCGGCGGGCGGATTGACATTATTTTTAATATCCTGCGCCGCTGATTTCTTAGAGGCACTTTCCACTCTGTCGGACATAACCTTTGCAAAAGCGGACGGTGACTGTTCATTTTCCATAAGGTATTTGATTTCCTCGCTGGAAAAGCCATTGTCAACAAGCTGTTCTTTAGCTTTGAGAGCAGCAAGTTCTTTTTCCATTGCTTGCACTCTTGCTATTTCAGCCGCCGAGGTTTCAGCCTGTTTTTCTTCCTCTGTCTGCTTTGAAGCCTTATAATCGCCATATTCTTTTTTAATAGATTTTAACGCATTTTCGGCTTCTGTCAGTCTGCCTTTAGCGACATAATCGCCCTTTGATAGGTCGGCTAACTTCATTTTGGATATGATTTCGCCAATTTCCTCGGCAGTCATACCCTCTTTGTAGGCTTCGCCTAACAGTTCTTGTAGTGTCATAGTTCCTCTTTCCTGTATCAGCCTTAATTTGTAAATCCGCAGTCGGCGCTGCGCTTGATACATTCCTACCATAAACGCTGATAGGGGAGCGAATTTATAAAAATGCCTTATTCGGCAATTTTATCATTGTTCGGGTCAATTTGCTCATTCTGAACATCTTGACTTTCGGAATTGTCCGCATTAGCCACCGCATTTAAAACGTTGTTTTCAGCGGTTTTGCGTTCTTCCTCTTTTTTCTTGTTCACATTATCAATCCACTTTTGAGCGTCAGCACACGGGTCAAGTGACAAGTTTATATATTTAAGAATAAGTTCCTCGGGCATACCAATGTTATAAAGATTAGCAGCACTTTGTGTCTTACTCAAAATATCGTCATTCGGATTGATATTGTAGTGTATCTCAATCTGACTTGCGGTCAATTCATTAACTTTTGTTTGCGGTACAGTGTGGCAAACCGCTATAAGCTGTTTAAGTAACTGATAATCGGTCTTTTCGCAGCCTATTATATCACCTTTAATAATGGTGTAGGCATTTTCCCAACCGCCACCTAAAAGTCTTGCTTTGCCAGTATCACCACCGCTTGAAGTAACGCCACTTGCAAGCGGAACGCCCGCTATATCATAAGCCTTTGATACTCTTTGCTCATAGAATGTATTTATATCCTGCTGGCTGAATTGAATGTCAACCGTGCTGAAATCCGCGGGAGTTTCAGGATTGTTTGTTGAAATAAGAACCGCGCCACCGGCTATCATTTGGTCTACCGTGTCTTGGTCTGCTTCGACATTCTTAAATACATACAATTTGTTGGCGTTATCATAAACACAGTCGGCACAGTTTGAAACAACCATATTGATAGCGTTAAATAGGCTTAAATTAAGCTCTATTATGCCTATACGCTCTTTGTTGAATATATGCTCTATAATCGGCAGATAACGATAACTTTCGGGCTGTGGGTGTATTTCGGGCACATTTGAGCTTATAGTAATGCAATTTGGAAACGCCACATTGCTATACACGAAAACATTATCCCTTGTATAAACAGTGATTATATATCGTCTTCCGACATTGTTAAATAACGCATTATCGGTAATATCGGCTATATTTACGCAGAAAAGCTCTATTTCACCGACATATGAAGAATATACAACAAAGTTTTCAAGCGGGCTAACACAATTCATAGCAAACGGTGCTTCGGTATCTTTGTCATAGTCTATCGAATATGTACCGTCTACATTTATAATGTCAGTCCTCGGCTGAACAAATGATGTGCCTACGCCATATTTAAACGCGTCCTTTTTAATTTCCATAAATTCAGTATGAAAACCACTATCGGACAAAAAGCGGTCAAATATGTGCAAATCATCATTGCAATTATCACTTTTATGCGAAAACTGCATTTTATCGCCCAACATAAAGTTTACTTTAAAGTCAACCTGCCGTTTTGCGTGATTTTCAACGATTTTACTGTTGTAGTTAGACACATACGGTCTTGTTTTTGCTAAAATATCCTGCTTGCCCTCGTAAACATCAGAATAGTATTGTATTTTCTTAATATTTTCTTTATGCGCTGCAAGGCATTGATTGAGATAGTTTTTAAATACTGCAATAGTCTGTTCGGGTGTGCGTATTTCGTCAGGCTTTATTGGAATTTTTATCTTTTTAATACCCTGATATGAAAATTTCAAATTATTCACTCCAAAAACAAAAAATGCAAAGCCACAGCTTTTGTGACCTTGCACTTGATACTTTTAACCCGTCTTAGGGCTTATTTGTCATTTTCTGCACCGAATAACTTATTTTTCTCTTGCAGTTCGGGCAAATAATGTTTTGATTGCTATTTTGTATGTTAAAATCTACATCAAATCCATATTTTACATAGACTTTTATAGATTTTGTATGGCACATAGGACATTCTTTTACTACCAAAACACTGCCCCCTTTTAATTCTATTATATGCAATGTTGCAAATTTGTCAAGTATTTTTTTAATTTGCTCGTCTGCGATTAAGAATTGTGATGGAATTTTGCCGCTTTTTGAAAGATAAATATTTTTGAGCGTACATTGCTATCACATCGGCACTATCATCATAGGCATTGTGCGCCGTATATGAAAACGAGGTGAGGTACTTCATAAACTTGCCAAACTCAGAGCCTTGCGCATACATTCCAAATTCGGGGAACACAATGCACGATTTAATAGTCGCCTCATTATCGTATATTTTATCTTCTTTATGCTTATAGCTATATACTTCTGTAATATTACAATAATCTATACCTCTTTCGTAAAGCATACCACGCAATAGTGTGGCAAGGCTTGTATCGGTATTCCGCTCTATGTGCAATCGGGTAATGTGGTGCTGCTCTATTTTACGAATTATAGTAGGATATATCTTTTCCATAGGTTTCATTTCAAATATACAGTCTTTAAGATAATGTTTATCGCCTATAGGAAGACAAATAGCCATTGCTATATAGTTTGCGCCAGTACGCGCAGGGTCAAGCATAGCCCAACAGCTTTCCTCGTCTTTTTCTTCCTCAATATGTGGTATAGCCTTATATGTTAATAGATTATCATAGCTAAAAGCACAACCCTCAATAGGCATAGGCTCTTGCATATCCATAGCCATAAAAGTATTATAGTCAGCAAGTCTATCTGCACGAGCTTTCTCGGTTGTGTACTTATGCGGATATGTGCTTTCGTCAGTGTCCCAGTCAAGTTTAGGCACAGAAACAAAAACAGATTTATATTTCGCATTGAATTTTGTGTATTTGTTGATTTTACTCTGTTTAGCCGTATCACCGCCATATTTGCGCTTTATCGTAGACAAAAAGTCATAAATATGGTAGGTAGTGCCACTGAAAACCTCAAAACTGTTATTATCGTCATATTTTCGCTTTTCCCATTGGGCTTGATACTGCTCTATATCTTTTTCGTGCATATTGATATTGCCCTTATCTTTTGACCGTGTAATATCATCGTAAAAGCGGTATTTATATCGTCCACCGTCCACAGGGGTATCTTTATTTGCTAATAGGAACGATGTACCTTTAATACTGCCGTGAATAAGCAAGCGTGCCACCTGATTATTGCCACCCTCACGTCGAACATCAAATATTTTGTCCTTGTCACCCTCAAATTGAGCATAATAAGGGAATACTTTGGCATAATTGGGCTTGCACATATATTTTACCAATTTTGCGGACATATCGGTTATCAATGAGGGGTTTCCGACTATTTTTAATACATCTGCATTTATATCTACACCAAATATATAAGCTATCAAAACGGTATCGGCATAGCTATTATGTGATACTATGCCATTTGCAATAAAATTGTGCGTTTCTTCGACTTCAATATCAACCATATCAGTTAAATCTTCGTCAAATTCTATGCTTTTTATTTTTTGCCATACAAAGTTATTTGAAAGAACCTCTTTAATCAATCCCGTTTTTTCTAAAAATTCATTAACTTCATCGCCATAATTAAACGGCGGACAAATTTCAAAAAGGCAATCACTCAAAGCTATATCTTTACACATTTTATAACCTTTATCGGTATACAATCTATGTTCGGGGCTACAAACTATCGCTTTGCCGTCATTAAGTTCAATTCTAACTTGTTTTTTCTCTGTTTTCCATTTGTTTGTTATTTGTCTTACGACAGCCTTATTTTCTTTCATAGAATACACAAAATCGCCAATATTAACATCTTTGATAGGTTTATACCCCTGAATGGTTAAAATAGGCGTATCAGCTTTTAGGCATTTCCCAAACCCCGTAGGGCATTGCTTTTCAAGGTATTTCACAGTGCCGTCAAGCACCATTTTATCGGCATAATACCAAAATCCCTTAAAACAATTAAGGTTATATTTCCATACCTTATCATTTTCAGGCATACCCCACTCCATATAAAGTGCAAAGTGTTCTATGTTGCGGAAAGCCGACAAAGCGTAGAAATTCTCATACAATTTGCCGTATTCGGTATAATTCTCTTGTAATTTCAGCAGCCGAGCCTTGTTTTCCTCGGTGAATTTCTCTTTTTTGAGTTTATCAGCCAAAACAGCCATTTTTTTCAGTTTATCACGCAATGTAGGCAAAACAAATTTGCAGACATACTCAATGTGCTTGCGGATTTCGTCATCGCCCTCGTTATCACGCAACTGCGCCAAATAACCGTGTATCTGCGAGTGCATAGTGCGATATAAATTATCGCTGACAGCTAAAACATACTCATCACTGTCTAAATACTTTGCATTTTTGCGCATTTCGCTAAACGTAACGCAGCTTTCACGAACAATCTCACCGATATTATCCATTTATAGCACCTCCGCCATTTTTTATAATTATAGCAAATAAGCCAAACAATTTCAAGTGTATAAAAAGCGACCGCCCAGCAGAGAGGTGTACAACTGCCAAGCGGTCAAAGAAAGGAGATAATGAAAACGTCTAAACAAAACTTAAAAAGCTTATCAGAGTTCAAATACAATATACCACATATTTTCTCATTTGTCAATAGCAAAAAAGCAATAACCATTACAGCTATTGCCTTTCCGCTATATCCAAAATTATTACTGCATAGCCATTATATCATACCCATTACTATTTGTCAAGCTCTAATAAAAACGCAACATTGCAAGCAATATGGTACAAGTGCGGCAAGCCACTATCCTCATCAACCCCGTGCGGCTCTTTTAGCCATTTGCATATGTGCCGCATTAAAGCCGCCCTATATCGTTTAGGGTCAACATTCTTATAACTGCCCTCGCCATATTTTTCAGCACCGTGTGTCATAACAATGCCCACAGCCTCTATTATCTCCGCAGGCACTAAATCCAACCTCGGCTTGCCACCGTCGTGCTTTAATCCGTCTGTAACAACATCCATTATAATTCCACCTCTCTTAAATATCAGCCATAAGCCATACCGCCATTATAGCACCCCGCCCCGGCGCTTGTCAACCTTTGCATAAATTCTGCATTTTTATTCATTTTCTATGCACAAACCAGCAAAAAAACAACTTTGTAAATTTTTAAAATCGGGAGGGGTAACCCGACCGCCGGCTGACATTTTCGGAATAGGGTTCGGGGTGGGTTTTGTTCCCGGGGCGCCTAAAAATAAAGGTTTTCCCGTTTCAAATACGAACGAATACGAAACAAATACACCGAGGCGGCAATATTTATCATACTTTGTCGTACTCGGTAGTATAAAAGGCGATAACATTACCCCCCGATAATTTAATTATCTTTACATTTCAATTAAATTATATAGTTATGTGCTTTTAATAAGTATGTGCAATATATAAATATATTATAATATAGTCTTGTGCTTATGCGTATGAGCTTATACAGACAATAACAATATAATAACACGGTGCAAGGCTTAGGGCTATTATAGAGCATTTTAGGGGGTTTATATAATACTGTGGTATACTCTGCATATTATGAATAAATAGGCATATTAAAACATTTATTTTAATATTAAAAATTTTACTTGACAAATATATAATATAGTGATATAATAAAGACAACGAAAGGAAAGGAGAAAAAAACAAGATGAAAACGGAAGATATTAAAAATCTATTGCATTTGATTATTGAACTTCTGAAACGTTGTAAAACGGTTGAGGAAGCTATAAAAGCAATTTGCAACGCTTACGACATCCACGAATAACAAACGCCGAGCCGGGCGGCATAACCCGGCAGCCTTTCGGGCTTGTTGATAAAATAATTAAAAGAGGTTTTAAAAATGGAAAGATGCACACAGAAACAATTGAAAAATCTTGTGAACACTGGCGCGGCTGTTGATATTACCCGCGGAAACAACGAAACCCGCGAACAAATAATCAATGAAGAAGAATATTATACCCAAATAGGATATAGCGCGGGCGTTTATGGTTGTAATGGTGTGTTGTTAAAAGGTCATAAAACGGGCAAATTATACGCAGTTACGAGCAGAACAAACGCAATATATATTTTTAATTAGCAGAGTGGCGGCGGCTTTGGCTGCCGTTAATGCGGCAGGGCATACGGTCACAAGCCCCGAAAGCCTGAAAGCATAATTTTATATTGAGGTGTAAAAAATGAAAACAAACAACAAAAAAGCACGCGAGAACATACGCAAATACATTATTGCAAACTTTACCCCGGAGGGCTACACGGACAACCCCCCGCAGGAGTTCCCCGAAATAGCCCGCTTTATTTTATCCACTTTCAGAAAAGAAAAATATAACACCCCGGAAGACTTCCGATATTATCGGAAAAATGAACTTGCAGCTTTTGCGGATTGGTGCGCGGGGCTTTGCGGTGTTCTTGATACTTGTTATTTTTATAACCGTTCCGCCGTTGGTGACCTCGGCGCAATTCTTAAAGAAACAGAAGAAGAAAAAGCGCGCTATACAGAAGAACAAGCCGAAAATACATTAACTTTTTTAATTTATCGCGAGTTAATAAAAGGGGCTACAGAATAATGTATAACGGTGAACAATTGGCGCAGGCGCTGACCGTTTTCGGTCTGCCCTGCGTTTTTAAAGAAATGAAACAAACCCCACGAAATACAATATATTATTTTGATTTTACGGACTGGACCAAAGTCACAGCGGGCAGGCGTAAAGCAGCGCTCGACCGTATTTCTTTATATGCTAAGCGTCAATTTAATTATATTGACAGTAATATATCACATTTTGCAATATATCACGCTGAAGACAATTATAATATTGTTCCGCTTTTCGGGCTTGCCTTGCCTGATGATAATAACTATAAATTCATAGCAGGCATAAACGAGGACGGCGAACAAGTCAATATTTCATTAGACGAAACGACACATGCACTAATCGCAGGCACTACCGGCAGCGGTAAAAGCGTATTTTTGAAAAGCCTTTTATATTCTTTGTTGACTACAAATAACCCCGATAAAGTAAAATGTGCTATTATAGATAAAAAGCGCAGTTTGAACTATTGGAGCAGGGCGGCGCATTGTTTTAAAGTCGTTAATGATGATATTTCGGCAATAGCTTTATTAAATATTTTTCAAAAGGAAATGTATAACCGATATGAAGAATTACAGCGCCGAGGGCTTGAAAAAAATATCAGGTTGTTTCCTAAATTGGTATTGATAATTGACGAGCTGGCGGATTTAATGCTGACCGACCGCAAAGCAGAAATTGAAAACAAGCTTGTTTCGCTTTGTCAGCTCGGGCGCGCTGCTGGTATTCATTGCGTACTTTGCACCCAGTCGCCCCGCGTTGCCGTTGTCAGTGGTTTAATTCAAGCGAACACCCCGACAAAGATTATATTTAAAACAGCCAACACGCGGGAAAGCGTGTTGTGTTTGGGTCATTCGGGAGCGGAAAAGCTGCTTGGGAATGGTGACTGCCTTATAAAATTACCCGATAAAGTAAAAGATATTAGAGTGCAAACACCGTTTGCAAGTGATGAAGACTTTAGAAACTGCATAGAATAGAGGTATAGAAATGATTTTTAGCGTTTTAGCTTATATTTTAGTAGTCGGTATTGATTGTATATTCTTCGAGTGTACGAAAGCAGGGCAGAAGATAGCCAATAAAATCTACAAGAAAATAATAAAATAATGCTTTTGACCGTCCGCAGCTTGTGGGCGGTTCTTTTTATGCCTATTTAAAACTATGCTCTAAAATGCTCTGTATTGCGTTTTAATGTTTACACTAGTATTTATATTCCGAAATAATAAAAAAGCCGTACAACCCCAAAAGAAACAATATTTTTAATATTCTAAAGCAAAAAGAAACTGCCGAAAGTGTTTTTAAACTCTCGACAGTCTTTTTTTATTGTTCCGATGTGGCTTGTAGTTCGGCTTGCAACCTCTCAAATACTGCTTGCCGGCTGATGTGGTGTCTTCTTGCTATTTCCGATATATCGCCCCATATCGCTTTGCCCTCTCTACGCATAAGAGCGGCTTTTTTTATTTCCTCGCATAGTTCCGCTTTTGGCGGTCGTGTTTTAATATTACAATAAGCATTTAAAGTATATCTCACATTATACCGGGATATATTTAATTTATGGGCTATCATATCCACATTATGCAGTCCACTTTCCCACAAGGCTTTTATTTGCTCCTTGTTGGCTGTGCCGTCGTCGCTTACCACTCTGCCTCGCCTTATTGTTCCGCCGTTTGCCTTTATTGTATTGACAACATAATATCGCGATAGCCCTACAATATCAGCAGTTCTTGTCACTGTATAGCCCTTATAATGGCATATCATAATATCGTCTATTTGGCTTTGTTTTAGTTTCATTCAGTTATTGCTCCTGTTGGGTCTTCAAGCCAGTAAACGCCTATAACCGTATTGCGCCCATAACGGGTTTTAACCGCTTTATCACGGCGATTTATTATATAGCCCTTGTTGCGTAAATGGTATATAATTCCGCTTAGCCTTGTTGCGCCGTAAAGTTCTATTGCCTGCATTGAAGTTAATTCTCTGCCTGATAATAAATGCTCTAATATGGCTTTTGTTTGCGTGTTGTCGTGTACCATTATTCTGCCCCCTTTAATATTCTGCTTACCGTAGCTATGCTTATATTTAATATATTGGCTATGTCTCTGTAACTCTTGTGTTCAGCTTTCAAATTAACCACTTGTTGCCGAATTTCGTCTGATATTGTTTTCGGTCTGCCGAGTGTAACACCCTGTTGTTTTTTTCTTTGCAACGCGTTGGATGTATTATAGCCTATTTGTCTTTTCAAAAATTCGTCTTGTATAAAGAATTGAGATATAGTCATCCAAGTATACGGGTTCATTTTTTCCCCGCCCTCTAATGTTATGCCATTGCTCAAAAACTTTACAGTTGCTTTTTTCTGTTGTGTTATTAAATCAAGCATTTCAAAGCAATCAATATAATTTCTGCCAAAGCGTGATGTTTCGGTAAGGCAAACAATGTCTGTTGGTTCGAGGCATTCAAGCATTTTGTTAAACTGCTCACGCTGATTACCTTTAACGCCGCCGCTGATATGTTCCTCAAAAATCATATCAAACTCATATCCGCTATTTTCAAGCAAATACATCTGTCGCTCATAATCTTGTTTCGCTGATTTTTCGGTTGTAGATACTCTACAATAAGCTATTACTTTGCACATTCTTATTTCCCTTTCTTACGGTATAAATAAAAGCCTATAATATATTACTTTTCTAACCGCAATTATATTATAAGCCTTTATGTAACATTTGTCAAGCAAAATATTTAATCTTTAAATGATTATTTCCAATAAAAAATAGGCAAAGGCAAAATCAACCATTGCTTGTGATAGAAAAAATGCCGTAATATAAGCGGGCGCTTTAGTCTTAAAGCCCATTACAGATAATGCCAAGCCCATAATGCCTATTGTTATGCCAAATATAGCTAATATTGTTTTAAGCATTTCATTCCCCTTTCTTGTCTAACAGAGCTTTCATATTTGCTAATTCTTTTAGTTCATATCGGAATTGCCCCTCGTTCAATGCGTCACTTGCCTTATCGAGTATACTTTCCGCGTCGCCTATTTGTACCAATTCGTGACCGTAGCCGCCCTTGCTCTTTAACCGTAGCTTGCTTGTTGACTCTTTCTGTTGACCTTGTTCGGCTGCTGAAAGAGTAAAGTTTATTAAATCGGCTTCAATATCACCGCATACTTGCTTGACATCATCAGCCGCATTGTTGCGCAAATGCTCAAACGCCGATACACTTATTCTTGCAAACGCCAAAAATTCAAGTTTATTCGGCGTATATGATATAGCCATATTTATATATGTCATAAGTGATAAATAGGCATTATAGATATTATAAATATCATCTGCCGACAGTTTAAGGGCAATATCATTTGTGACCGTGCGTTCCTGCCGGAGAATTTCGCCAAGTTTTACTCTCACACGGTATTCAAGAGTATCAGCTAAATACTTTTCGCCTTGCCTTGATTTATTCATAATATCCGAACGGCATATCTTGATAAATTCTTCAAGCTGCGACTTTATTGTTTCAACTTTAGCTTGATATTTTGTTAATACTTCATTATCCATATTATTCGCCTGCCAATTCTACATACTGCCCGTAGCTCAAACAAGTATTATGCTCTTTGTTGTATTTTGCCCGTTCTTTTTCAATGACTTTCAGCGATTTAAACTTATATTTTGTTTTTTTAGATACAGGGCATGAGTTTTTTGAACGAAACATTTCTTTTTGCCGTTCGTAATTTTCTTGTCTGCTTTTGTTTTTGCATTTTGGGCATTTATGGCTTGATTTTGTATAAAACTTGCCACCACATTCGCAGCACAACTTTGAATTTATGTTTTTTTCGATAAGTTTGTTTAAAACGAGTATGTCGCTCAAAATTAAAGCTTTATTCCACCCAGTGTCTTTCGCAATATCATCTACGCTCATATTGTGCGCAAAATATAATCTTACAAGCTTTCTTTGCCTGCCACCATTAGTATAATCTAACAGTTCGGATATACCACTGTCGTCTATTAAAATTCTATCCATTATTCCAAAATCTCCTCAACATTGATTCCGCTTTCTTTAAGCTTTTGTTCGCATAACCACCATGTACAATCTCCACCCATTTCGTACTTGTCTTCAAGGTCAATTTGAGCATTTTTAAGTTTGTCCGCAAACTTTTGGAGCCGTTCTTGCCCAAAGCCATAATCAAAGCGGAGAATATATAAAATCTGCACCGCCACTTGGTGATTAAAACGCCCTAATAATTTCAAAAATTCCTTTTCGCATTCAGCTTTTAGCGCTTTTCTCTGTGCGCTTGTAGGTTGTTCTTTATTTAGCCTTACTTTCATTATCAATATTCCCCCATTTCGTTTTGTGTGCCGCTTCTTCATAGCATTTTAACAATTCATATTCAATTATATCAATAAATGCCAACTCTATCATTTTAAAAGAAATGCGTTTGTCTATCACAAAACTTTTATTGTAACCCGCCTTAGACACTTCTATAATCAATTCGTCTGAAACATCTGGAATATCTACGGTTGGAATAACTGGTCTCATTGTCACTTGAAGACCCTCTTTTGCCATTTCAAATATTATCTTTGAAAATTCGTTCATTTTGTTTTGCCTTTCTTACGCTTATTATTAAAATTATAAAATTTTGTTGTGCTATATTTTGTCGCTCTCGGAAGATGTTTAAGGCGTTCTAATTCCTTGTTCGTTTCTGCCACAACCTTTTGAATGTGCCTAACCATTTCCACAGTATAATAGTCATTCATTTCATCCCCTCCAACGCTTTTTCCGCTCTGCATATCACCGCCGAGCAGGAAACATTGTAGTGCCTTTCACAAAAGGCTTTCAACTGTTCCCATAGGTCAGCAGGGATATATACACCGTGTTTGTTTCTATCTTTGTTTATTTTGCTCTCCTCTCAAAATATTCCTTTGCCTTTTCGGGATTATAATTACACTCGTCATTGTCAAACGAAATTATTGCACCGCATTTTTGACATTTGAAAAACCAAAACGGTAAATGTGTCACACCGTGCGTAATATTTATTTCTCCACCACAAAACGGGCAAGGTGATGTTTTAATTCTTGCTTTTACTTTCATTCTATATAACTCCAATCTAACGCTTGACCGCAATTCGAACAATATTTAGGGTAATATGAATTTCCCCCTATCAAAGAACCTTTCCCACAAACAGGGCAATTATAAGACTTAATTCCACTCGGATATATAAGGTCTAAAATCGGTGTTTTTGGCATTTGTTTTTTAAGGGCAATAATAGTAGTTTCCAAAGCTTCACTACATTTATCTCGGTATATGCAACCGTGTTCAATCGTGTTTATTGTTTCTTCGTTTGTCATTCTGTATCACTCCTACTAACATCAACAGCTTTTCTGCAAGCTTCTTCAACCATCTTAAATAATTGTTTATCATCTGTTTCAAATTGAATTGAATAAATATTTTTCTCGTTATCTATTTGTGTGTTAAAATATGTCATTCTTCAGCTCTCCTTTTAATGTCTAACTAATTTTGCAAATTCACCTATACTTGTGTTCTTTGGTATGCGTCCATAATAATAGTAACTATAACAGTCTTTTAATGCTAAATTAAACAGCGAATTATCACGACAACACAAGCAAGGATAACTGCATCTTGGTAAATTATGTTCTTCATCAAAAACAAAAGCACAATCTCTACAAGTTCTCATTCTGTATTACCCAAAATCTAATGCTTGCCCACAGCAATCACAATATTTATGACTATTATTGCTTGTAAAATCTATATCTTCAATACAGTGATTACATATAGGACATAATACATATCCCTCATCAATTTTTACTTTCTTTGGTATCTGCTTTTCAAGTGCCTCTATTGCCATATTTAATGCTTCTGTTATGTAAATTGAAAATGGTTCTTTGCAACTGTGGAGTTCATTATGAATTTTAATTCTTTTAATTGATTCTTCGTAATCAAACATCGCCGTTTTCCACCTCTTCCTCTACATAGCACCAGCTTTGCGGCGGTCTTGTCATAGGTTGCCCTATGTCCTTAACATCACATATACCGTCAATGCCCATATATAAGCAATCCCCGCAATTCTTTTGGTCGCAATGCGTTTTTCCAAAAGCCATAAAATCATCTAAATCTTTTGGCTTGTCGTAAATAACAAGGTCGGAGATATGCCATCCAAATAATTTGCTGCCGTTGGCATAATTTTTAAGCTCACCGAGCGATAATCGGCATTTATTTAAGTAATCATAATCCAAATTGTAAGCTGTCAAATTATCATCTACGCGCCGTAACTTCATATCGCTGTTGTTATACCCGCAAACCGCCAGTCGGTCTATTTTGTTACATATAAATTCGCCTATGACTTTGCCGCTTAATGTAGTATTTCCGACACGCTCAAGTTCGTTTTGGTATTTTTTGTTTGTTGCAACATATATTTTACTGTTATAGTGCGACCTTGTTAGCAACTCAGACAGAGTACAATAAATATAGCACTTGAACGGCGTATCGCATTTCGGTCTTGTTTTTCTGACCTCTATTGTTTTCTTACCGCTTGCTATCAGCTCGCACCATTTTGGTTTAATACTAATCAAAACACTTTTCATATCTTTACACCATCCATTTCCGCCCGCAAACTTTCTTTGATGTAATAGTCAACGCCGATTTTCTTGCAAAGCGCCTCGGCTTTTCTCCCAAATTCCGCCCAATTTATATCTGACTTGTGGTAGTTCAGTTTTCCAATTTTCACCTTATCGGCAATCGCCGCTACCAAGTGCAGATTGATAAAAAACTCTCTTTCGTTCGTTACAGGCTCGAAAGAAATCCAAGTTTTAATTCCTCGGCTATGCGCCTCCGCAAGAGCGTCAACTCTCGCTTTCCACAAAGGGTCTTTTCCATTCCCGATACCGTCAAGGGTGATACCGTACCAATCGTTCTCATCGAGCAAATCGAAATCCCTGCTCCCGTCACCTTTGGTGAGTATCTGCACATTGTTTCCACTTTCCTTAATGGCTTTGATTATCTCTTGTGTGGGTGTTGTATCGTAACCGGTCGGATAAGGGTCACAGGTAAAGCAGAGATGAATAAGTTTCCCGGTTATCTTCTCTTTTTCAAGCTGTTGCTTCGTTGCTTTGACTATATCAATTCTCGGCTCTACATTTGTGTGAAATGCCTCACGGTCTTTATGCAGAACATTCGGGGCGAAACAGTAAAAACAGCGGTGCGGACAGCCCGTGTAAATATTCAGCGCATAGTCGCCGTATTCTTTTGCTTTGCCTTTCGGCTCATATATTGGTTTCATATTCAATCCCTCCCGTTAGCACTCAGTATTGCACATATTGCAAAGCCTATCAGTGCGCCAATTATAAGTCCAATTATAAAGTTAATCATTTTCTTTGTACCTCTCCCAATTTTCAAATTCTACACAGCTTGCGCACGGCATATCCGAACGGTCATTATCGTAATATGCGCAATCCTCACAACACATTGGCTCATTCAAATTATCCATACCTATCACCACACAAATTCAGGGTGTTCTTTCATAAAAGGTTCAACGACACTTTTAATTGCCTTTTCGGCAACTCCCAAAGCTGAAAAATACACTTCTTGGTGTTTAGCTACTTTAGTACTCGACGCATCAAAACCTCCAGCCATTGTATTTTTAAAAATATAATAATGGTTTCTGTCGCCGTCCCATTCTACATCTTCTGCCTCGTTATCGTAAGCATATTTAAGAAGTTTGCGATTTAATAACTCGTGAAGATATACTTGAATGGCAAAGTCTTTATCATTGAAGTAACCACAGTTTCTATAGTAACGATTATCCACTCCGTCTTTTACATCTTTAAAATCTTCTGTGCCATACCCAGTGACTACAAAATATTTTTCTCCAAATTTCACTCTATCAAATGGGTTATTCCTTTTTTGCTCAATCCTCTCTGCCCAAATACCGAGTGTCTCTAATTGTTCCTTAGAAACCTCTACCTTTTTACCGTTGATTACAATGTAGTTTTCCATTTTTTATCTTCCTTTCTTAATAAGAACGCCCCCACAAATGATACGGCACTTGCAGGAGCGTTTATTCTATGCGGCATTACCCGGTTATAGACTATTTAATTGTTCAGAGCCGTATCTCTGTTAATTATAATAGCATATAGTAATTTATTTGTCAAGAATATTTTTAAATATTTTTTGGGGTTATAACATTTCTCCAAATATTGCTTCTAATACAGCCACTACAATTGAATTGCCTGCTTGCTTATATAACTGGCTATTTAAATTTACTTGCGCAGCTTTTTCAAAATCTTCATCGTCAAAATCCATAAGCCTAAAACATTCTTTGGGGGTCAGTTTACGGATTCGCACCTTTTCTTTAATTTTAGGTTCGGAATTGCCGCCCTGACAGGTATGTATAGTCGGGCTAACTCCGTCCGTGGCATAAACTCTTTTGCAGTTTTCGTTTATCTTATCCCACTTCCCACCTTGCATTGTTCCGTATAATTTACAATTTATTTTTTCCATTCCAATACCCCGTTTGTAGTCTGATTCCCAAGTCCCTTATAATCTCTTGCCATAAGTGTGTTTGCAATATTGACTACCTTTTCAATTTGTTTGCCTTGTTTCGATAATAATATCCCAACTGTGCCTGTCTGTGCTTGCCCGTCCGCTTGAGCGAATTGTGTGGCTAATCTCTCTCTCTACATTAACAGTTTGTAAACACTTTTCGACCTTGTTTTCAGATATATAATATTTTTCTTCGACATTCTTATCCAATAAATCTTTTAACCGAGTTTTTAAAGGCTTTGGTTGCGGAAATTCGTAATAGAAATCGCCGAGCAAGCTAACGCAAAATGTACGATTGCGGTTTTGCGGTACGCCAAAATCTTTAGCGTTTAAATCTTTATACCAACTCTTGTAGCCCAAGCTTTCAAGTTTTTGCAGCCAACTGTTAAAGTCTGCTATATTTTTCTCTGCGTGTACCTGTGGAACATTTTCCATGAGCAACACTTGCGGAAGCTCGTTACATTCGTCCAATAACCTTTCGACTTCCCACAACAGCCCCGACCGTGTACCGCTGTTCTTCGACATCCCCTGTTGTCTGCCGGCAATGCTCAAATCAGTGCATGGGAACGAATAAGTCAATATGTAGCAGTATTTATTGGTATCGATTATACCCAAATCATCGGCAGTAATTTGCGTTACATCGCTTGTCTCGAAATTCGTGCCGTGGATTGCGTTATAGCTCTTGATTGCGTATTTATCAAACTCACATACTCTGTAATGCTCAAACGGTACACCGAGCCGTTCCAAAGCCTTTGCTTGCGCTCCTATCCCGGCGAACAGCTCAATCAAACGAATAGGTTTATCAATCCTAAACTTTTTAGCGCCGTCAAACATTCCTATTTGTGAGCCAAACCAATCGCTCATTTAATTTTACACCTCTTACCATTTCATAATTTAATTGTCTTTTTCTTTCAAAAGTTCCAGCCTTGCCATTATTTCAAGCAGCATTTCGTTTTGTTGCTCAAATCTTGTATTGATTTCCCGTAATAAATACTCCGCCTGTTTGTCATTAGCCTTTTGCACATCATTATGTGCCGACTGTTCCCTATTCTCATTAAGGTTAGCTACTGCCAATAATAGAGACAGTGCATTTATAATATCATTACTGTTAATATTATCGTTGTTTTGGTACATTTATTTATCCCTCTCTTTCTTTTCATAAAAACGTAAAAGCCAATGGCACGATATACTTAACAGTAGTGCCTTGAAAAATTCTTTCATTTATCCTTACCCCAACTCACATAATACATATGGTGCAATTCATTATCCAACTCAACCCTAAACCCTTTTTCTTTAAGCCATTTTAAATTATCCTCGTAGTTTATTCCCATTCGTATATCAGTTTCCCCTCTTTTTATAAAGTCGTTTATATACTCTTTAATCAAATTCCTTTCTTTTCTTTTTTGAGCTAAACGAGCTTTTTCCATTTTGCGCAGACAATTTTCAGCATTAAACGAACAGATAAAAAAAGTTTTAATCTTAGCCAATAATCTAAATAAATCGCCGTCCAAGGTGGAAATTACAAGGGTTGCATAACATATACTGATAAATACCCACAATATTATTTCTGTCATTCTGTATCACTCCTTACCTCGTCAAACAATCTATTAAAAGCGGCATAGGTAAGTCTTATTCTTTGTCCTTTCTTTGCTAAAACTACATATCCGCCACCCTGATTTGTTATAGTCCATTTTTGGCTTGGGTCTATCTGCAAATACAAGGTAACTCCAAAACAATCACCATACAAATGCCCTGATTCGTTTATCTCTTTCTTTGGTATTGCTACCCTTTTCATTTGGTATCCCCCCAATCCAAAGCTTGACCACAATATCTACAATAAGGGCTTGAACCCACCAATGTTTTACAAGTCGGGCATACTATTTCACTTCTTGTTTTAGTTGGCTTTTTCGGTATCTGCTTTTCAATGGCAGAGATAGCTATATCTAAACTTTTGCCGCCAATAATAGGCTGTATGTTTTCGCGAATGTCAATTATCGCTTCTTCGTTTGTCATTCTTCCTCACCGTTACCTTTCTTTTTTATGCCTTTTTTTATGGCAACTTTTGCATAATGTGATAAGATTTTCGGGTTCATCACCCCCACCATTGCAAACAAATTTGATGTGATGAACATTAAGATTTCCGTTATCTATCGGAATATAAATACCGTGTTCGTTTTTAAATGCGTTAAATTCTCCGCAATCTTGACAAGTGAAATTATCCCGGTAGAGTATTCGCAATGAATAACTGTCACGACCTCTATTCCATACGGTCATATTATTAAACAATCTGCTACATTCTTCCGAGCAAAAAGATGTTCTTCTCCCGCTTAATTCTTTACCACACCACCTGCAATGTTTTGGTTTAACGTATTGAGGTTTACGAAAATATACCCTTTCGCCCCATTGCTTACTTGCTTCTGACATTGAAGGGAAAGGTCGTCTTGTCCCGTCCCTTTCCCAATATTTTTGGTACATCATTCCTCACCCCCTTGCTCAAAAAATCTACAAGCAAAATCTTTTAATCTAATATCGGTTGCCGCACTGCCTGTTATACCCATTATTTTACACTTATAATGGCTATGCATACCGCATTGTAACTTTATGCAATATTGGCAATCTTTACATCTGTGCCAAGTATCATATCCCGCTCCCATTCTGAATTTGTTTTTAATCGTCATTCCCATTTTTCAATCCCCTTATTAAGCATTTGTTCAAATAAATCAATATCATAAGCTGCAAAGTTCGGCGCTTCAATATGTGCGGCGCAATCATAATTACCGTCAAGTACTTTCACAAAATTGTTATCTTTTATGAGCCAATCAAAATTTGCTTGCCAACTGTGATTATTATTTCCCTTTAAAAAATTGCTCGTTTCAGCTTTAGTAAAAACAGTTCGTATTTGTTCAATATCATATTTGTTTACAAGTGATTTTATGGCGGTTTTTCTCGCATTTGATACAGTTTTCACTTTTGGCAATGATACGCAAATTTCGTTGTATAAGCCAATAATATCGGCAATAATGTTTTCTTTTTTATCTTTTTCTTTATTAGATATATTATTATTTTTATTATTTTCAAGCATTTCTATTTTTTTATTTAAGCACTTAATATGTTCTTTTAAAGCATTTGTCTCTTCAATGCTACTTGTTGGTTTTGAGAGTTGTTGGTTTTGAGAGTTCTTGCTATCTATAATTTTAATTTCAATATCTTCCGCAGATTTTTGCGAAACAATATAGCAGACTTCAATGTGCCAACCGCTTATTTTTTTCTGATTTCTCGCCTGCACAATATTTATTAAACCATTTTCTTTTAATGTTTGTTTTGTTTTTCTTATTTTTTCACTGCCCCATTTTAAGCATTTTTTTACATATTCATCACTTGCTTTTATAACATTCGTTTTTTGCCATTTTGCCGTTTTGTAATAGAATAAATACAAAGCTATGCAATCCGCAGAGTTCTCAAATTGGTAAATTTTATCAACTGTTGCTTTATGCAAAATAAGTAGATTATCCGAAATATCATTTAGTTTTAATTCTACCATATTAACTCCTTATAAACAAAATCCGTATGCCCCTAATAGTTGCGGTATTAGAGACACGCGGAATTGTGGCTGTTATTCAGTTTTAATCGTTATCCGACCGCAACTCGAATAACAACCTTTTGTTGATACAATCATTATATCACATATAAGTCATAAAGTCAATATCTTTTACGCTTGGTTTTGCGGTTATATCGCTCCACAAAATCAATTTTCATTCCCCGGACATCGTTTTCGGATTTAACCTTGACTTTAATTTCGGCACACTTTTTGTCTCGCTCAAACTTCCAATTTTTATATATTGTGCAATATGTATGGCACGATGAGCTTCTGTCCATGCAGCCAAAACATGGAGCATTATCATATAAAAGCATTATAACCACCTCGCAAACGCTCTCTAAATTGCCCTGTGAACGATTTTTAGTTTAAGATAAGTATTTTATAGCCCAAAGAATAAAAACCGTCACAGAGCCTAAAAGAATTAAGATTTTGGCATTACCACGGCAAATCTCCCGAGCCGTCAAGTATGCTGTCTAACTCATTGCCCGAATTTTTAGCACTTACACCCGCATTGTTGAGATTGTTTGAGATTGCATTGAGCGGGTCAGCCCGAACATCAACATTAGCCGATTTCTTGTTTTCGGCAAAATAGAAGTTATTGACATTGACCTCATATGCCGTGCGGTTGTTGCCGTCTTTGTCTTGATACTTTCGGGTATACAATGAGCCGTCTACGGCAATAAGCTGCCCCTTTTTAACATACTTGCTCATTACCTCTGCGCCTTTATTCCAAATCGTGCAAGGTATGAAATCTGTTGTATCTTCGCTATACTTACGGTCAACCGCGAGCGTGAAAGAACATACAGATTTCCCGCTTGTTGTAGTTTTAAGCTCTAAATCACTGGTTGTGCGTCCTAACAACTGAATGTTATTCATAATTTATCCCCCTTTATACACTTTCGTGTAATATATATTGGTTTAATACTGCCTTGCAAATAGACCATATCATCAGCCCCATTTCTTCCTTAGGCAAAAAGCAGATTTTCAAGCCATAGTTAGCCATTATAGTACACATAGTATTGTAAAAAGACTTTTCGTTATAATCATTACGATAGTTATGTGTGACTATATCGTGCCAACCACCGACCTGTTCCACTAACAAAAACTTATTGTGAATATGCTGCATACGCTTTAGCTCATAGTGGAAAGCCTCGTTGTTGAGACTTCCCGCCAATTCTGTAAGGCTGTTTTTGCGTTCAATGGAAAGTTCGTCAGTGAAATATGTGTCTTTTTCAAAGCCTAAATCAAGGTTTTTCGGTATCATAAAGCAGTAATCTCCTGTTTTTAATGAACGGTCAATGTACTTTATGCCATGTTTGTCAAAATAAGCCTTAATATGTTCGTTCTTTTGCTCGTTTGTAGTGCAGACAATAGTAAGACTTTTTACAAGCTCTTGCCATTCTTTTTTGGTGTAATATGGTTTAATAATATTACCCCCTAAATAAAATCGCTATCGTCACTGTCAAGGTCACTGGTTAATCCCTCAAAGTCCGCTGTCGGGCTTGCCCCTGTATTCCTCAATAAAGCTGATATGGAAAAATTATCATAATATTTATCCCCAACCTTATTTGTCTTAATATTGGCTGACTTTATTTCAAGTATTTCTACCATATCACCGACCTTGCACTTAAAATCGTGATTTTCAGCCCATATTGCAAGCTTTTTATTGCCCTCGGCTTTGAAAAAACACCAATCGCCTTTTGAGCCTGTGCCGGACCGTGTATCAGCCACGGTCAGTACTGCGCCCTTTTCTATTTTTGCCATATATTATTGCTCCTTATTTAATTCGATTGTAACTGTTTGCGGGGTATCAGCTTGATTTGAATAATCAGTATATCCGTAAACATCTTGTATTTCATCTTGTGTTTGATAGCCATACAAAACTTCGGGGCAATATGCTCTTGCAAAAAAGCTGGCGGTTCTGTACCTCATCATCTGTTGCGGGTAAACTTGCCATTTTGAGCCTTTTTTATCATACCACCCCTCTTTTTTGGCAAGGTCTATTGATATGACTTCCGAAGTTAAAACCTCGTTATCGGATAACCTTGTGGCTTGCGCATAACAAGCCGTTTTTTCTTTGTTAAAAACAAACTTCAAAGGCGTGAATTTATGACAATTATTTATTGCCATAATAGCATACTGACCCGACCAACCAATTTGACCGTATACCGAATACATATTGTTGAGTATCATTGCCAAAGGCTGATTTGAGCGAATGGCAATATCCATAGCTACAAGTATATCTCCTGCTCTGCCCTTAAATCGTTCGGGTATGCTATTACCCTGTGCTAAATTATTTGCAAGTTTAAATTGGAATTTCATTTGTGCCGTATCGTTCCAAGCTAAACCGCAACTATCGGTTGTTGACATACCGAGACTTGAATTATCAACGGTATTTTCTTCGGAAATTTCCGAGGTTTCAATTATGTTTTCTTTTTCCAAATCTTAAATCTCCTTTATAAAAAACTTTTTTTAATGGCATTTTGTTTAACTTATATCTTTCCCAAATAGTACCCTCAATATAGTATTTTCTAATTGTTTAATAATATCCCCGCCGTAGGCATTTCGGGTTATGTCGATAAAT